ACAAGATTAGTAAGCTCATTTTGAAAATATTTAGCATCTTCTAAATTACTTTTATAAAGCCTTAAGAAGAAAAATGCGAATAACTGAATAAATGTTGTGAATGTAAGTTTCGGGAGAAAGTAAATTATAAAGGACTCTATATTATTGAAGGATTTGTTTGATAAAATTGAATATGCAAGTATCCCAATAGATGTTAACGTTCCAAGAATTCCAATGATAAGGTTAACAATTGAATTGCGTTGAACTCGATCTATATGTTTTTTTGTATTATCTGTTAATTTGAATGTTTCTTTCTCAATAAGCTCTAATACATAGTTCTTTTCAAAATACCCCAAAAACCTTTGCTCTGGTCGATTTATCAAAGAGATTTCAATATTTCTGTTTTTTCTTGCTTCTGTTGATTTTGTGTAATTATCTTTCTCTCTATGTTCTCTTTCTTTCTGTAGTCTTTGTTTAAATCTTTCCATGATTGTTGTATCCCATAGTGCAGATTCCCAAACGTTTGAGATCTTAGTATTAAAATACGTTGCTCTAGGCACATTGTCATTTTTATCTGCTTTGTCAGTATCTAAAAACTTAACCAAACGCTTAATTAAGAGAACTCCAAGCATAGCCATTAAAACAGGTATCAGATTAGAGACTATGTTACTTTTAAAAAACTCTATTATTGGTTTAGAGTCTATTTTTGTAAAGCCCCAGATTAGCAAAGCAGTAATAAATATCGAAATCAATTGGGGTAAGCGAATTTGAATAAAAGACAAACATTTTTTTAGCCACTTTTTCATATTTTATATTAATTTTCAGTACAAAAAATAATAAAATTAAACATTAATGAAAAATATTGTGAAGGTTTTTATACAAATATTGAAAGAATTTTGGATCCCATTTATATTGTCTATTGTATGGGTTTTCTATAATATCTATGATGATGAATATAGAAGAATATGGGAATTCAAACACATCATAGGTGTATTTGCTCCAACATTTTTCTTAATGAGCTGGATGACTGGGCAATTCTTCAGAGTTAAAAAGCAGGTTACCGTTGAAAGTGGGTTAAAAACTTTGGAAGGTAAGTTGCAAACTATGATTAATGAACTCGAGAGTAAAACTCAACATTTGATAGGTATCACAACAGGTGGAGAAAGTTTTGCACGTTTCCATATTGTAAATATCGAAAATAATAAAGGAACATTAATTGTGATTCACAATGGAATATATCCATTATATGATGTTCAAGCTACTATTATCGATTTGCAAAAGTTTCGGGCTATTAAAGAAATTTTATCTTTGTCCACACTGGGTTATGCACAAACAACAAAGTCTATTGGTAATTTATCTCCATCTCAAGGGTTGATTCTTGGGGATTGGACAATAGATGGTGAGTCTGAAAAAGCATACAATATTTCTATCACAGCCAGAAATGGTATTTTTACACAACTCCTTAGACTAAAAAAAAATGATGGTATATGGCTCTTGGCTGCTAAAGTTATGGATTCATCAGGTAAAATTCTCCACACAGCAATTGATGACAAATATCCTAGAAATAGTATTGGGGAAGTTGAGTGGGAATAAATTTGTTACAACAGCCGTTTTTGTCCTAAAAACAGCTATTTTCTTTTCTCACTTTGCCTAAAAAAGCTTCATGTTTGAGAAAAAAGGTGATAAATTAGATAAGTACAGAGCTTATCTACTAAAAGGCAAAAGTTTGAGTGAAAGGTCATTGGAAGTTCTTGAGAAAATGAATTTCACTAATTCCCTTCTTTGTGAGGGCTATGCCAATTCTAAAGTTATTCCAGTCATTCAAAAAAAATATGATTTAAGCCAAAGACAGGCTTATAAACTGCTTTCAGACACTATACAACTTTTTGGAGATGTAAGCCAGGCATCCAAAGAAGGTCGTAGGTATATTGTGGGTGAAAACTTACTCAGGTTAGGCAAGAAAGCAGAACAAGAAGGCGATTTCATTACTGCTCAGAGCTGCTTTGATAAGTATGCTAAACTCTATGGCTTGTATGATACAAAAGAGATAAATATCAATGTAATTGATTGGATGACACCTAAAGACCTCTTTTTTACAGATGACCCAAGTATTCTTAAAGGCAAAACAGAGGATACAGATTTTGAAGTAATACCTCAAAACGTTTTAGAGCATGAAAGTTTACGTCAATAGGAAACAAAGAAGGTTTTTACAGGCAAAGCAACGTAGAAAAACCTTTGTAGCTGGTAGAGGTTCAGGAAAAACTAAAACGCTTGGTTTTACAAAATATCAATGCTTCAATTACATGCCAAAGGGTGTAGGATTGATAGCAGGGCTTACATACGGACAAATTCTAAATAATGTCATTCCTGAATGTATTGATGCTTGGAATAGCTGTGGATTGAAGGAATATGATTCTGAAACTGGTATAGGTCATTATGTGATTGGAAAAAAACCACCCAGACATTTTGAATTGCCCTACAGACAGCCCAGAAAATACACCAATGTCATTAGTTTTATAAACGGTTATGCTACAGTACTCGGTAGCTTAGATATTGCTGATACGCTGAGAGGTGGTTCTTATGATGATTTACAGGTAGATGAATCGGCTCTTGTAAAACAGGATGATTTTAACAAAATTCTTGTACCTATGGTAAGAGGTAATTTGTATAGAAATTTTGCTAAATACCCTGTTCATCATTCCATTTGTGATTTTACGTCTATGCCCTGGTTACAGTCTGGCTTCTGGGTATTTGAGACTGAGGAGCTTGCAAAAGAGAACCCTGATGAATATTTTTATTTAGAAGCTAAGAGTATAGATAACATAGATGTATTAGGTGCTAAATGGTTTGAGCAACAAAAGAAAATCCTAAGCCCTTTAGAGTATGCTGTAGAGATAGATAATAAAAGGCTCAAGAAACTACCTAATACATTCTATCCCTCATTCAATGAGAATATCCACACAGATTTTAACACGTATGGATATAACTATACAGAGAGTGGCATATTAGTACAAGGACACAAGGACTACAGCCCATCCAAGTACATAGATGTTTCGTTTGACTTTAACGCTAACTTTAACTCTATGATTGTAGCTCAGGATAATGGTAGTGAGTACAGGATTATAGATGAGCTATACTTATCAGACTATCAAACCATAGATAAGCTGGTAGAGGCATTCTGTTTGAAGTATCCTAACCATCATACCAAGTATAAGTCTATCAATATCTATGGTGATAGGAATGGTAACAACAGGCAGGCTAATAGTGAGCTTACTTTCTATGAACAAATCATACTAGGCTTTACCAAGTATGGCTGGAGTTGTACCAATCATGTTACAGGCTTAGACCCAGACCACAAAACAAAACACTTCTTTATCAATAACATATTAGCAGGGAAGGAAACACACCTACCTAAAATTATTATCAATGCCAATAACTGTAAGTATTTAATTATCTCTATACAAAATAGCCCCATCACTGGAGAGTTCAAGAAGGATAAGTCCAGTGAGAAACAGAACATAGACCAAAGGTATGCAACACACTTGTCTGATTGCTTTGATAACTTAATCTTCAGGAAGTTTGGTGGTCAGGTGTACGAGGTTCAAGAAATTTCCATTTTCTAAATGCTCTATCATATATCCAAAATTTTCAGGCTTTATAATTTCCAAAAATCGAATGGGCGACGCACTCCCGAAATAAAAAAAAGCAATAAAAAAGCCCTTTTATGATTTAAAAAGCTCATTTTTTTGAAGTTGTAATTTTTTTCGGTACAAAAAACCATGCTTGATTTTGTCCTAAGCCTTTTTGATAAAAAAATAGAGCTTTGAAATAAAAAAATCATGGAAATTGGAAAGAACGTAATGCTTTCAGAGATAGACCAAACGGTTGATGCTGATGGAAAGCCTGTTTTCTTTTCTCTTGCTTTCTACAATTCTAACGGAGAGTACAGAGAGCTTTCAAAATGTTCTAAGAACTGGAAGAAAACAAAGGTGCAAGCTCCCAAAGGTACACACGCAAACAAGCTTCAAGACCTTTATTCCATCAAAGAAAAAGGTTTATTGCTCATTTATGACCATGACCAAGAAAGGCACATTTCTATTCACATTCAATTAATTACGAGATACAATGGCTACAGAGTCAAACACTAAGAATATCAATGCTGATGAATTATATCATGTAATCAGCTTTGGACAATTTGAGATGAGGGGCAACAATACAACTTCTGGCAGTACCTCCAAAGGCTCAAAGGATATTGCAGACGATTTTAAGGTAAATGAGGATAGCAATTCAAATGACAAGTGGGCATCATGGGGAGCGGATAACAACTTGCCTGATGAGCTGATTAGTCTTGTTGGAAATAATACCATTGCTCTGGGGCTGATTGGCTTTAAAAAGGATATGATTACTTCACCTTCAAATTTCTTGTATAAAGAGAAAACTATTCAGGAGGGAAGTAAAGTAAAAGTGATTCAGGAGCTTGTAGAGGATAGTAAAATTCAAGATTACTTTGAAGAAAACAACCTCAGAGAATATCTTATACGCTGTGCAATGGATTATAGTTTTTCAGGAAATACCTTCACTGAGTTTGTTCAAACGAAAGATGGGAAAAGATACCTTTTTGAACATAAGGATTTTTCAGATTGCAGGGTTTCTACTATCAAATCTAAAAAAAATAAAGCCTATCTTTATTCTGATTGGGCAAATGTGAAAGAAAGTGATGTAGAAGAAGTGGCTTTGTATGATAAAATAAAAGAAGTACAGCCTTCAAAATTTATTTATCATGCAAAAAGTTATTTCCCTGGTTCAAAACATTATGGAGTACCTGAATGGATTGGAGCAAGAAACTGGCTTATTCTGACTAACAAGATACCTGTTTTCAAGATTGCAAACATGGAAAACGGCTCAAACATTCGTTTTCATATCCAAGTGCCTCATGACTATTTTATAAAGTTATTTCCTCCTGGTCAGTTCTCAGATGAAGAGAGAAAAGAAAAAGAAACTCAATTTAAAAAGAACTTAGAGAACTTTCTATCAGGAGAGCAGAACGCAGGTAAGATGATTTTATCCAAGTTTGTCAAGGAAATGGATAAGGTGATACCTGGTCTGATCATTGAGCCAGTAGAGTACAAACTCAATGATGATGCCTACCTGCCAGACTTTGAGCAAAGTAATCAGGCTTTTACTTCTGCTATTGGAATAGACCCTTCTATTGCTAACATTCAGACACAAGGAAAGCTTAGTTCTGGAAGTGACAAACGAAATGGTTTTAACATCTACACAAAAACACGCTTGTTTTCTGCTAGAGAAAAAATCCTTGAACCTATCTACAAGATTATGAGAATCAATGGTTTTGATAAGGATGTAAAAATAGGTTTTACAGATTTTGAACTGGAAACATTGGACGTAAATAAAGAAGGTGCAAAAATAATTTAGCCGTTTTTGTCCTAATTACAGCCACTTGTGAGAGGCATTTTTACAGAAAAAGCCGTAAAAAATGCTTCTCCGTTCAACTTCAGATGTAAAAAAATATGTAGGTAGTATCCAAAAAAGCACTTCTTGGGATACTTTAAAAACCTATGTTTCATTAGCTGAAAACTTTTCTATCAAGCCCATCATGGGGCAGGTTCTCTACAATGCTTTAGACATTGTAGATTTTGATAGCCTTTCTACAGAATTAAAAAACCTCCTTGAATACGTTCAGAGGGCTTTAGCTTATGCTACTGTTTTACGTGGCTTGCCTGAGTTGTATGCTACTATTTCTGATACAGGAGTACAGCAACAAAACCCTGAAAATTCCACTCCAGCTGGTCAGTGGGTTGTATCAGGCTTGAAGGAATCTTTTACTCAATCAGCAGATGATTGTATCAATAGTCTTATCCAATTCTTAGATGAGAATGTCAGTGATTATGCTGATTGGGAAAATACTGCCTTTGTTCAAAAACGTTCAAACCTTTTAATAAAGTCTGCTCATGAGCTTTCTGAAATTATTTGTTTTCCAAATAGTCATTATGCTTTTTGGAAGATGTACCCCTTCTTTGGCATTGCTGAAAGAAAACACCTTGAACCGAGTATTTCAGAAGAGTTATTACAGGAGTTCAAGGAAGCTACAGCACCTACAGCCAAAGAAAAAAAGGCTATTCAAAAAGCAAAAGATGCCCTAGCTCACTTTGCCTTTTACGAAGCTATACCAGCTCTTCAATTTAAAAACGTAGGTGGTAGTTTACTCATTACCACTTATTCAGATGGAATAGCCATCAAATCCAATGATTACAAGATTTTAAAAGACCTGAAGGAAAAAACGCTTCAGGATGCTCAAGGCTTATTGGTACAACTCAAAAGCTATTTAGATGAGAATGCTGATGACTTTCCAACCTACAAAGCTTCTATCAGATACCAAGAACCTGAGAACCGTACAACTTCATACGGCACAGCCGATAATTCAAACACTATACTTTCAATCTAATTTTCAATGTAATGGCAGAGAATGATAAAACCCCTAGAAAAGTATCTTTTTTACACAAGATATGGACTAAAATAAGCACCATAGAAAAGGCATTGCTTGGTGATGAGTACAATGGGCATGGTGTAATGAAGAGGCTTAGCATAGCTGA